ACGCTAAATCCTTTAGTCCATCTGTAATGCTTAACAGGGTGGTATTCATCATCAAGAGCCACAAAATAAGGCATTATAGCGTAGTAATATCTCTTGTTCGGCTCGATAGTATCATCAGCATAAGCCGTAACCGAGTATTCATCCCTTGTTGTAGAATCAACTAAAACCGTACCACCAAAAGCACTATGCTCAGTACCCCATCTATGAATAGGCTGTGAGCCTTCTTTCCGCACTACAATAGTTCCTGCCCACTCAACAGGCAAAGGGCTATAAGAAGTTATATCCGAGGGGTCTGTCCACTTAATCTCTACTTGTGAATCGCCCTTGTTATAAGTCAATGTAACTGTCGGCTCGTCTAACATAGGCTGTCCATAGTTACGCATTATCTCTATGAGCCTTCTGTCGTGTTCATCGTTAAGCTCAGATACGCCACCCGTTCCCTGACCTTGTGTAGCCGTAGTAGAATCGCCAATATGCCAATTATCGTTAGTTATCTGATACAATGGCTGTTTCTTGTCACCTTTAGCCGTATAGGTATCGTGCATACTCTGAATACCCTTAAAGTGACGCTCTAAAACATAAGACCTAAACCAATTTCTTGTATCGTACTGACTTGCCTGTGTAAACTCTACATTGTATCTATCTCCAACTTCGATACACAAATCCCCGGAACATTCAGTTTCGGATTTATTGTAATTGTAGTGATTGATAGTAATAAGTAATGTCCTTATGGCATTGTTAGTATAACTATCTCCTGCATCCCTATCAGCAATAACCCAAGGGTCAACCATTACATAAATACTCGGCTTTTTCTTATCGGTATTCTGCTGAGTAAACTTCATTTCGTTGTTTCTGCCGTATACATCAATCTGACCGATACCCCAAGTATTATCATCACTATAATTAGTCGGAGGTTTACGAAAATCATCAGTAACCGTTCTACAAGGCGTAGCATCGTATGATTGCATAACAAGGAACTTAAACTTGCCTTCTCTGGTTATGTGTCCGAATGCTCCGTTAAACTCTAACAGACCTTGCATAAAGAAACCAAAGGTTATCGTATCACTTTCAATCGTCTTTCCAATCGGAAATGCACCATTACAAAGCGTGTATACAGGGTCTATCTCTATGTGGATATTAGGACTACTATCATCATTCGCATAACTACCACTTTTATTTATCCAATTAAACAAATCAGCAATAGCAAAGATTATCTGATGCCTGTCACCATCTGAGAAATACTGATTGTACCAGCTTGTTATGTCAAGATCGTTAAGTGTGAAGTTCAAATCGTATAATTCGATATTCCTAAGTTTACGATTGCTTGTGTATTCATCTTTGTAACAAACATATTGACCTATCTGGAATAGCGTATCGCTATCTCCGTTGAAATATAGATAGATATTCAGCAAATCGCCATAGTCCGAGGATTTAAGATTTGGAATATCAGCCTTGTTCTTTATCGTAAACTCTACTTTGGCAGATTCGCAAAGACCAAACTTCAGATTATCTTCAGAGCAGATACTTTCATCTAATTGGAAACTCTCTGATTCTATATCTGATGTATGTATCTCAATGGTTGCTCCACTTACTGTTGGCGCTTCACCCGTTATCGGGGTTATCGTAGCGTTTGCATCTACTATCAAAAAGTCTTTAGTTTGATGTTGTTTGTAGAATAGTTCTTGATATTCATAGCTGACCATATCAGCCCTCCCATATGAAACCTAATTCCGTTGCTGTCTTTTTGCCAACTACACCTAATCGTTTAACCTTTATGTTATTATCCGTCTGGAAGTTTTTAACAGCGATCTCGGTGTTGCGTCCAAACGTGCCGTCTACCTTGCCCGGATTATACTTTTTCTCAATAAGCAACTTCTGACAATCTTCTACATCGTCACCCTTCATCAATGGCTCAGTAAGATACAATTCCCTTCTAAGTATGGGCTTTTCAACATCTATCCACCAATCGGGTCTTGCTATCTTCGCCCACTCACGCTTATATAAATCGGTCATTACAACGCCATATGAAGTTCCCCTTGCTTCGATAACCATATCATCACCGATAGCATAGCCAACGTGACCTAAACTGTCTGTAAAGACGAAATCGCCCGGTCTTACGCTGCTTAATGATTTAACTTTTTCGGGGATAGAGTTATACATATCCTTCGCTGTCATATCTGATTTGTAGACTTTTTTTTCAAGTAGCCACTTCATCCCAAGCCCAGAACAATCATATGCAAGTAGGGTATTTATATCCACGCCTGCTTTAAGTTTCTTCTCTAAGAGTGTAAGCACATTATTAACAAGGTTTATCTCGTTCTTTTCCATAACACAGATTTTGTCAAGTAAGTCAACAAACTTGTGTCCTTGCGCACCTAACACATACATCATTCCAAGATTAGAGATTAGGTATGACTTAAACTCTGAAAATTCAACTTTCATTTTCGCCATTCTCTGCTCCCTTCTGCTTGTTATAAGCTGAAGTTGAAACGCCTATAAGAGTACCTATAAGAGTGCCTATAGCACCGATTATAGTTACGATTATGTTTACAATTTTAGGATCGCAACCAAGTACGCCAAGTACCACGCCTAAGAAAGTCACTACGGCAGGAATACAGATAACCGAAATCCATTTGAGTATTGTATATAATTTGTCACTTATCAACATAGTTTTTACCCCCTATTCTGTATCATCGTCTCTAACGATATTAACTATCGCCAACAGCACTACACACCCCAAAATTATCAATGATATAGCACTTAATATATCATCCATTTAATACCTCGTCCCATTTCTTCTTGACTTCATCAATACCAAGATCGTAAGCAAAACTCCACGGTATCTGAAGTACGATTTTCTTTATATCCACATCTTTCATATCAAGTGGCAACCTATAACCATTTACGCCATCTATGATTGCGTCCCTAAATACGGGTATATCTGATACCAAACAAGGCGTACCAACTGATAAGGCTTCATGTACTGAATATCCCCATCCTTCGTGGTCTGATAACTGTACTACATAATGTGCATCAGCCATATAGTCCATTACTACATCGTTGGATTGCTTACCCATATTGATAAACTCTGGGAAATCTGCAAGCACCTTAGAATACTCCGAGAACACAAGCCATTGAAATCTAATGTTGTTTGCTCTAAGCAATTCACACAGCCTTTGCATTCTGTTAAAGCCTTTTTCCTTAGTCAATCTTGTAGCCGATACAAGCCTTAATACTTTCTTAGGATTTGGCTTTAAAAGGAATGGTTCAATAGCCGTACAATCTATCTTGTAAACCTTGCGCATATTCTCAGCCGCTTTCTCAGATACGGCTATGTATCTCATATGCCCGTCAAACGCTCCAGAATGGCTCATTTTGGCGTAATCACAATGAAGTAGTATAAATGTCTGCCTTGCGTGTATATTGGGCTTTAAAGCGTTATCTTGATAGTTATGCAATAGCACATCACAATCGTAATATCCTTGCTTGTCATAAATAGCACAATCAGCATACTTGCTCAGAACATTTTTAAAATCCTCTGCGATATTCTGACACAATACCGTTATCTGATAATCATTGTGCATATTCGCAAGAAAATTGACCATCCAAGTGCATAAGCCCGTGTTACCAAACAGCCCTGCCGAATAAATTATCATCCTCATTATGTTTCTCCACTATCATCGTGAACACCACCGATAAATGATAATCGGCAAGGGTCATACTGTATCTTGTTTGCGTCTGCGAAATACATCTGTGGCTTAAAATCAGCCATATAACCCAACTGAGTTACATAATCGTCTTTCTCAGGGATATATGCCGTAATATAACACTCTCTTGCATCAGCATTAGTAAACTGACCTCTTATATTGCTCATAAACGTAGCAAACTGAGTATTATTCAACATAGCCTTAGTTTCAAACTCTACCTTTAAGGCTTTGAGCTGAACTACATCCCTATGCAATTCGCCTTTGGCATCCGTCCAAGGCTCATAGTCCTGCATATTCACATAAGCATAATAACTATCTGCCTTGATTATGCTTGTAGGTATCGTGTAGTTGCCTATCTTTATCAAATATCCTGCGTATGCCATATATACGCCCCTTTCAAACAAAAAGGGAAGGTCTAAGCCTTCCCCTTAATTAAATGCACTTCTGTTACTATGCTGTCTCCTATATTTATCGTTTTCTTCCCTAACAACTTTGAAGATTCCGTAAGGATCACCTTCTACTCTGAATACTACCTCGGTCTGACTTCCAGATTCGCCCGTATTTGCCATTTTTAACATCTGAGACATAAATCCATTGTCTGAATCCATAGAGCCGTAATTAAAGCCCCTCTGTGAGTTTATAGAGCCTAATCCTAAATCGGGTACATTGTAACGGACATTGCCAAACATACTGTTTACAACCCCGACCATATTTTTTACGGCTGATTCAAACGTGGGTATTCCATCCTCTATACCAAGTGCAGCACCTTCTGGTAAGTATTTACCTAATTGTCTTGCAAGCCTTGAAGGTGAGGAACTCTTTGTTTCTTTCATGTAGGTATCTTCGTAACCCTCATGTACCATATCCGAGGTTGCATCTTCTACAAGATACCTGCCTTCATAAATTCCACCTGCTGTACCCCAATCAAGGTACATACCCATTTCTTTAGCTTCGTATTTAGTCCATGCTTTTAATTCGTCTATTGCATTAAGAACCGCTTGTTTACCTTCGCCCTTGTCGATTGTATCAGCAACTTTTTTGAATGCCTTATTTACGTTCTGAGGTAGTTTATCAAGCGAATCCACACCAAACAGTTCAAGCAAGTCATTTCCAAGTGTCTTAGTTCCGGGTTTAGCGTTGTTGTGTAATGCTTCTTCAACCTTGTTAAAGTCCGTATCAAGTCTCTTTGAAATACCATTCACGTTCCATAAGAGATTGCCGTCTTTGGTAAACAACGCATTTTCAAATACGCCTTCCATCTGAAGTTTTAATTGCTCCATAAGAGCAATTATCTCAGGTGATCCCTGTATGATAGCAATTTTGATATTATCAATCGTTTTTTGTACTTCAGCAGGAACAGAGCCATCACCTAAACCTGCAAACGCATTGTTTATCTTGGTAAACAAGGTGTTCATTTCGGTCTGTGATGCCTTGCCATCTGTCTTAACCGTCTGAGTTACGTTATCCAAAGTTGTCTGTACTGCCTTCGGAAGTTTTGAGTGTTTCTGTATGTCTGTTGCGGTTTTATTTGCATCCTCGATTATCTCAGGTACATTTTCACCAAGGATTTTACCTAATTCATCCGCATAGTAATTATATTCACGTTCAAGATCGGAAAGTGTAGATTGTGTTGCTGATAGTGATTCTTCAAGTTCGTCCTTATGAACTAAAGCACTTATGAGGTCTCCCAGACCGTTCATATTATCCCAAACGGCTCTTAATGCTTTTGACTTTGTATATTCATCAACATCGGGGGCAAGATAATCTAAAATTTTGCCCTCATTTTCTCTCATGTTGCTTTGTAATACATAAGTCCATAATTCCTCGGAGAAGTCATCCCCCATGTATGTCTTAAAGCGGTCTCTTATGCTGTCTATCTGCCTATTAACAACACCTTTTTGAAACTCTAACTCGCTCTTGTCATACTTAGCCGAACTGATACCTTCAGCCAACTTAGCCATATTGGATTGATAAGCACTGACGGTTATCTGCTCTTTCTGCTTCTGTATGAGTTTGTCTAATTCTTCTCTTGTTCCCTTGTATGCACCTGTAACTGTGTCTATCTGATTAGCCAACTCAGGCATTACCTTAATCAGTTCATCCGAATAGTATTTAAGTAAGCCCTTCTCGCCATCTGTAAGTTTGTCATAATTTAAAGACAAGTCATAAACTTTGTCAGCTAAATCATCTATCTGTAAGAACTGAGTATCGATTTCGCCCTGATGCAGTTCAATATCGGTTTTAATCTGCATCCTGTCAAGGTTGTTTTCGTCTACCCAAGCATATTCTTCTTCCCATACTTTCCTTGCAGCTTCGTATGGTGTGTCCATAGCCGCACCTGTTACAGCAAGGGTTACAAGAAGTGATATTGCAGCACCGATACCGAAAGTAAATGCTCCACTCGCAATACCTATGGAGGATGCCAATAAGCTGATACCTGCTCCACCAAAGAGTGAGCTAATCATTGTCTTTAACAAACCCTTTAAGCTAAATGGTGAATACTCACCTGCTTTAATACTCTTGACATTATCAATAGTCAATGCAAGGCTTATTCCTACGGATATTAAACCTAACTTTCCAAGTGCTGCTGAAAACTCCTTTGAAAGTCCTGCGGCTTTAATCTGTTTGCTTAACGCCTTGCTAAGTCCACTCTTTATTATATCTCCAAAGCCTGTAAACTTCAGTACAGCAAAGCCTGTGAGAAGTGCTGTCTCAAATGGAGCAACATCGAACATTCCCTGCCAGAGATTAAGGGCTGCCTGTAATGCACTACCGATTATGTTGCCAATTCCCTTTAATATCTCTGTCCAATTAATGCCCTTGATGAACTCGCCTATCTTGTTGCCTAACTCTGTCCAATTAACACTGTTAATGGCTTCTGAAATAAAATTGAAGATGGATGCAACTAAAGCCGATACATCTTCACCTGCCTTAAAGAAATCTCCAATGTGGAAGTCCTCAATGATTTTCTTAATAGGCTCAAATGCGCCGCTAATATATGCTGCAATCTCTGAAGCCTTGCTTTTCATTCGCTCGTATGCTTCATCCCAAACCTTCTCATACTCATTTGTGGCATCAATTATCTGTTTGGTAAGGTCTATCTGATCTCCAACACCTGTACCCTTTTTCTTACTATCGTTGATAACCTTCAACTCGTCAAAATCACGAATACCCTTCTGGGTTTCTTTCATCGTCTTGTTGAGTTCTTCCATGCTATCAACATCAGCGTCTATATCATCACCAAACTGCCCGAAACTGTCAAGATTAAGTTTAATACCCAATAACTCGGCAATATCAACAAGTAACTGTTTGATAGCCATGGACAAGCCATTGAGGACAGGCAATGCACTCTCCATTATCGGTATGAATAACTGACCGAAAACTGTACCTGTTTCCTTCAAGTTTGTCTGTAGCATTCTTAACTGATTGCTCGGTGAGTTAATGGTATTAGCCAAATCGCCCCATGCAACCTTGCTTTGGTCAAGGATAGCAAGCAATCTCAACTGTGCCTTTTCAGCCTGTGTCATTTCAGAAACAGACTTTGTGATTCCATTGGCATAAGCGTACTGTTCCAATGTTGCGGAGGTAAGGTCAATACCATAACGATAAAGCGCCCTAGCCTGTCCTGTCAAGGCACTCTGTAAGTTTTGAGATACTTGTTCAAAATCTAAATTCTTTAATGAACTCATATCTCCGGCAAGCATTGAAAAGGCTTTAGCCGTACTTTGTGCAATCTCCTGTGAATTACCCATAGCGTTTGTGATTGATGCTATGGATGCCTGATACTGAGTAAGTTCTGTAAGGTTTAATCCAAGAGATTTAGCATTTGTAGTCTTGATTAGTCTTTGTTCAAGATCAAGTTCAAGACCAGACATTTTATGTAATTTCTCTTGTAATGTTTCGGTAAATGCTTCAGCGTATTCTTCTGCCGATCCTACGCCTGCTTTAGAAAAAGTGTCTTTTCCAATCTTCCTTGCCGTTACATCAAAGTAGTTGAATGCTTCAAGGTAATCTGCTGCACTCCTAAAAGAATTTTTAAGAGCCGTGGCACCACGCATGAACAACCAGAATTTAGCATAAAGCGTACCAATAACACTTGCTAAACTTTTGGCTTTTCTTGTTGTCCTCGTAGCTGTATTTCCGAATGATTCAAGCGCATTGTCAATAGATTTTGTGGCAGGCGCTATATGTGAGCTTTGTGCTGCCAGATTCGATAAGCTGTTTACAAAATCTATAATGCTCTGATTGATGTTAGGGATTCTGGAAAATGTAGTAAGCAGATGTGCTAATGCCTGTTCAAGTCTTGGTATATTGGCTATTGCTGTTTCAACCTTAACTCCACCAAGTTTGCCTATAGCAGATGCCATATCCTTGACAGATGCGTTAGCGGCATTAGCGGCTGTCATATTGATAAATGAATTACCAAGAATATCTAAAGTCCCGGCAAGGTTTGTAAGCCTTGCCGTATCAATATTTGAAAGTGTTGTAAAGTTCTTAACTATGGCTGTGTAGTCTGTGGTTTTAACAGCCTGTTTAGCTGTTTTTAATGAATAAACAAGGTTGTCAAGTCCACTTGCTAAATCGTTAAGTTTTCCTGTCTCTATTTTAGCTATAGAAACCGATAAATTACTTAAACTTACGGCAAGATTATTGATGGATTTATACGCCTTATCTGCGTCAGCTTTTATCTGTATCTGTAAAGTTTCTAAATCAGCCATTTCCCTTGCCCTCCGTTTTATGTGTCAACTCCCAATTTGTAGCCCAAGTCTGTAATGTTGCCATCAAAAGTTTATTATTATCTTTAAGTTGTTTTTCATCCTCACGTTTTTCAACGGTTTCTGAGAATGGTTCTTTGACATAACTTGACCTTGCCTTATATCCTGCAAGGTTATGTTCTACGGCTGTTGCTACGGCTGATTCGATATACATACCTAATTCCCAATTATTTATATCGTTCATCCTTTTCCGTAGTTTCTGAGCCTTGAAAACATATTCAAGTTCTTTAGGACAACCATCTAAAACATCCTGTTTTGTCAATCCGAAAGCTACATATGCTGGAAGTATGTCATTGTAAAACAATTCTGTATAAGTTATTTTTTCTTCGATGCTGCCCGCTTCTTCAAGGTCTCCATAGCCTTGTTCGATTTGTTCAGCAGGTCTCCGAAAAAACCCTCTGTTAAAAGTTCCTGTGCAAGCATAGTGAATACATCAAGCAAACCATGATTCTCTTTATCTTCTTCAAGATAATCGTCAAGAATATCTCCAACTGCATCAACATTTGCTACGGGATTCATTTTCTTAAAACCCTCAAAAAGCAAATCTCTTGTCAAAGTGAAAAGTTTTCTTATTTTTTCCATGCTCTCTTTTTCTTCGGCATTCTGTAACTCTCCGATGATTCCCATAGCATCTGATGTACGATCAAGTAAATCGCTGTCGCAGAAACTATTGTAGCCAAATTTAACTTTGTATTCCTTATCTCCAACTGTTAATGTCATCATATTATTTTTACCTTCCCTTCTGACATTTCATGCCAAATATCAAAGGAAGGGCGGGTTTCCCCGCCCATAATTCCCTTGAAAACTAAATTGAGTATTACGAAAAAGCAACCTTTGCGCTCATGCCCTTAGGATCAACGATAACAAGAGGGAACTCAACGGTCATAAGACCATTCTGTGCCATTTCAGGCATAGGAATTGCCTCCGGGGGCTGTGCAATTACAAAGAATGCCTTTGTAAGATTGGGAGCGATTGTTTCAAACCACATATTCAGACCAGAAGCCTTAGCTGTCTGATATGCTGAAATAAGGTCTGACCACTCATCTTCGGTTTCATCAGTAAAGTTTACTGTTACTGTCCAAGTTCCACCTGTCTCACCACGACCTGCAACTGTCTTAGTTACATAATCTTCAAGTGCTGAAGCATCAATGGTAGCGGGTGTTACTGTGATTCCACCGATATTGTTGATTCTGTGAAGCTGGGTAAATGTAGCGGGCTTTGTGCCTGCTGTTGTTTCAACGCCATAGCCAAAGGTTATACCAAGAGTTGAAAGACCCATGATTGTAGCATCTGCCATGATTTTTTCCTCCTTGTGAGTAATAAAAATAAGCCCTTACAGGCTTAAAAGTTAAAAGTTTATTTCTTCATTT